CATTGATTTAATAGCGTTAGTATCGTTATCAGCTGTGCCGCTGCGTAAGTTGCTGTTGATTACACGCTCAGCAATGAATTGTAGCTCTTTAGGAATGATTAGTTTCATACCACGAACTGCAATCTTTAAGCCACGCTCATCAGTCAAACCAGCAATGTCAATTAGCATCTGCTCAAGAGAAGTCTCGTTGAGGTCAGCTGGTGTAGCCAAAATGTTACTTTGGTTACCTGACAAAGAAGGATGAGAAGCTGAACAAAGCGCCGCACCGTCACCAATTGGTGAACCAGTTGAGAAAGCGTTGTTCAAGATTGCTGCAGCCTTGATTTGCTTAGTTTGAGCCATAGAGCGAGCTAGGGCTTTAGTGTAACGTGAAGCTAGACGATCATAGAGATTATCTTCAATAGCTTCTTCAGTAATTGAGAAAGCTAGTGCGATAGTGTCATGAGTGTATCTAGCTGTGTAAGTTTCTTGAGCATCGTCAAATTGGATGGCTGTGCCTTCACCTTTGACTGGAGCTGTTGAGAAACCACCAAGCATTACTTCTTCTTCAAAAGCTCGATCAGAACTTTCTTCTTCGAAGATTTCAGCATGCTCATTTTCGTAGCGATCGTACTCTAAACCGAACAAAGCATTAAGTCCGGGTTCTAGCTCTTTCGCTAATTGTGCGCGAGAAATTGCCATTATTTATCCCCTATCCTTAAATACCAGTTGAGTCGGCAGTAGTCTGTGAATCAGACGACGACGCTGGTGAGTTGAAATGGAAGTTAAAGCGAACTACAAAGTTTACGCCAGCTGCATCGTAATCAAGGTTAGCTTCATCAGTTGATAAGCCAACGATACGCATAGCTAGAGTAGCAGTAGTAGCTGCTGTACTTATGTCCAATTGTGCTGTAGAGCGTCCGTTATCTGTAGAACCAGACGTTGCAGTAGCTAAAGAGCAGTTTGAGAAAACATCTGCTAGAGCTGTTGCACGGTCAGTTACAGACTCATCGGCTGCTACCATGAACAATTGGTTAGGGTTGTCGGCCACAAAAGCTTTAACAGGGAAGTTTGTGTCAACACTTACGCTGTTAGCTCCAGGCCAGTAGTTTTTGAATACAGTCTTCTTAGAAGCTGAATCAACATATTCCACGCCCATTAGGACTCCAAGGAAAGGCACTGTACCACCGTTAGCATTTCCGCAAATATCAATTACACCCGCAGCCAAAGGAATGACTGGTGAGTATTGATAAATAGCGTTAGTGTTAGCGGCGGCAATCTCATACTGAGTTACACCAGTAGAGTTTGCTGCACTTCCATTAAGGCCAATAGGACGTAGACCGAATGACGTGTCTTGGTTTGCCATTAATCTATTCTCCTAATACGGCGGCCCTTATTTATTTTTTCGGACCACCAAAAGTTACACGAGATTGACGATCAGGGTTACTGATTGTCATCGTAGAATGTGCATTCTCGCGCATCATGTCGTGATCAACAGCTTGCATCTGGTCCTGACTTCTAGCATTGAAGTATTCAGTTCTTTCCGCAATTGTCTCCTCCGGTATACGTGCGAGAAGCAGTCCGCCTACTCCAAACACACCTTCATACTTACCTGATTCAATAACCGGGGCTTCGAAATCAGGATATTCGTCTTGACGAACTAATTCCCAGCCTTCGCGCATCTTGGCGCTTACGTTCTTTGTATCGTCGAAACCACGGGTTTCAGCCCTGATCCAACGATGCTTAAAACCATCCGGTGCAGGTGGTGCATCTAGCATAGAGGGTGGAGCCCACGGCTTACGCTGTGCCGTCTTACTCCTACTTGTGTTTGCGCGGGAGGTGCGATTGACCCCAGATTTAGTGATTTTTGAATCATTTGTCTCTTCAGTCATCGTCTTATCCTTTCACGTATTTCGCGTATTCTTCTAGTGGCACTCCCAATTTTTTCGCTATTGCGACTTGGCTCTGGGAGAGTCGAACCTTTCTACTACCTTGGCGCCCTGTACTGCGACTATTGGAAGCGACTGCTTGGGCGGGACGCTTTTTACTTCCTTCGTCGGTCTTATTAAATTTATGCGGAAACTCTTCAGTTATCCGTTTATTTAATTCATTGTAGTAGTCATCTGTCTGCGGGTCAAATCCTTCAGACTCTACTAATTTTTTATGAATACCAAATGCGGCATAAGTCATAGCCTCATCTTGACCAAACCATTCGTTTTCTTCAGCCCATTTTTGAGCTTTAGCGTCCGGTTTAGCAGGTTGTTGTGCTTGTTGTTGATACTGCAGTTGCTGCCTAGACTGCTCCATTAAAGCCGCTTGCTGTTCCGCATAACGTTGCTGCTGAATTTTGGCCTGAGCTGCTCGATCATGCTCGATCGATAAAGCTGTTATTTTTCTTTGCAATTCAACAACTTTAGCCGTATCGCCAATATCCATAGCATTAGCCATTTCACGTTCAGCAGACTCTAATTGACTGTTAACCCGTTCACTATATTCATTCACATAGTTTTGATCTAAGCTGCCCATGCGGTTTTTAAGCTCTTCCGCTTCTTTTTGAACCGCTTGTGCATAACGCAAAGCTTCTTCACGCTCACGCTCAGCTGTGCGCATTTTTTTAGTTAGCTTATCTATGCGTTTTTGAGTGCTACTTGCTGCCTTTTCAAAGCTGTCTTCCTCTTCTGCTTTTAAAGGCTCTGCTTGTTCTTCAGCTACTTCAACTGAATCATCCAAGCCATCACCTGGAATTTCAATTTCCGTCTCTTCTTCCATACCGGAATCGAGCTGAATCATATTTTCTTCTTTATCTTCTGCCATGGTTTACCCCTAAAAATGAAGAATGTCTTCTGGATCTAAAATACTTGCTAAGATTTCATCATCGTTCAAAATCCTAACTTCGCCGCCATCTATGTTGAACCTAGATCCCGCATATCTAGCAAACATCACCCAATCGCCTTCTTTACACCAAGGCTCTCCAGGAAATTTTTCAGGATCTTTGTAGGCTAATTCACCTACTTTAAGTACATAGCCCACTTGTGTAGAAACTTGGTTTTGTTCTATTACCTGCTCCGGTAAAGCAATGCCACCTTCGGTCATTCCTTTTCCTCGATACGGTAATATCAAAATACGCCAGCCGGTAGGCTTAGGCATTCTTTCTAACAATGAGGCATCTAAAAGGGAGGGATCCAGCTTCTTAGGTTTAGGGTTTTCTGAATAAACCTGTTCTAGCGTGGTCTTTTCGGTAGTGTTGTCTACCAATGGTTCAGCTGCTGTTGTCATCTTGTTGCTCCTGTTTTTCTAGCAGGCTCTTGAGTTCCTGTTCAATGAAAGTGATGCCATTGATATTTCCAATAAGTTCTCGGTAATGCTCCATATCTTTCACATTTCCGTAAACCATAGATTCGGCTATCACTTGGCGTCGCTCTTCAATGATCCTTAAGATTGCTTCCGCAATGTATATATTGCTCATGTATATATGTGATTTTGAAAAGTTGCGCTTATCCTATCATATGTTAGTTTTACAATACTAGCGCTTTATTTCAAAATGAGGCGCATCAATAAAAGGTACTTTACCTTCAGCTCTTCGTAAATCAATATAATCGGTATACGCTTCTTCAAAACTCTTTTCCCAATAGCGTATGTCTGGAAGGTGCCACGCAGCTCCCCAACGAATACCTAAGTCTAATTCTCTTGCAGCAAGTGCTACCGCAGTGGCTATTTCATCATAAACAGGTAATTCCCATGAAATATTTCCGTTTATATAGGCAACTAAATCGACAGCTTCCCCGTCTAAATGCCTACTTTGTAAAGTTTTACTCGCACCGGAAGCATAAAGCTTTCTTTGTTCTTCAATTGTGCGCAATCCACAAGATACCCCAAAGTCTACTTCAGTTATCTCTATTGCACGATGAACAACCTGAACTAGTGTTTCATCAACACCTTCTAATCTTTTTAGAGATCCTTTCGATAAGTAGAAAGCCATAATTATCCTTTTTATCTTTGTTCATTGAATTGTGCTGGTAAACAAGCCGCACCATAATCTAATATCGCACCATCTTCTTTCATCTGTTCTAGTTTAGTTGCTATGACGTTTATGTCTGGACACTCTTTTTCTATTGTAGTCTTGTGGCTTACTTCTCCATTTAGATTTAATATAACAACAATCACGATGGCGATTTTCATTTCTTCATCATGTTTTTAATTGATTGGATGCCAAAGCTGGCCGCGAATACTACACCTACGGCGGTCTTATAAAAGTCTGGCATCTTCTCAAGCGCTTCAAATCCACGCATGACAATTTCTTCATGCCCGGTAAACGCAAGGATTAGTGGTATTGATACTAGGATTGTTAGCCATTCATCTTTCCAGCTCTTATCACTGGCTTCTGCCATAGCCTGATTCCATTCCAGCTCCCCTGCGGCAACCTTCTTGGCTATCTCTGCTTTGGCTTTTGTTATTTCAAGAGTAGCTTCTGACTTGGCCCGGCTGGCTTCTACTTTGCCACCCACCCATGTCTTAGCGACTTCTGCTATTGGCCCTATCAACATCTGCAACATTAGTGATTTCTCTCCTTATGCTCTTTCATCTTTTCTTCGAGCAAAGTTAAGCGATTCAATGTTTCCATATACTTGAGCATAAATTCTTCACGAATAACCTGACGCTGAAATGCGTTTTCTGGGCTAGGTACTACCTGACCATCCGGGCTAATCAGTTGCATTAGTTTTGATTCTGCTTGGTACATACGATTCTCGATACCATTAATACTGGTGATAAGAAACCCTATCGCCGCGAGCAATACCGGAATTAACGATGTAATGATAGCCTGTATATTCATTATCTAAGCTCATATTTTTTACGCTTTTTTTGTTTGCCAGCGGTAGCCAATGCAATAGCAACAGCTTGCTTTTGACCTTTACCTTCTTTTTTTAATTTGCGTATATTAGCGCTGACTGTCTTAGAACTTTTACCGCTCTTCAAGGGCATTTTAGCAGCCCTTATAACTTCCGCCACGCTTAGCCGCACCCATACCACGAGCAGTCATGACTTTCATACCGTCGCCCATAGGAGCATCTGCAGTTTTGCCGTAAGGAATTTTGCCTTGGCCTTCAATATCCGCATATTCTGTAGCTTTAGGCGCTGCACCTGGCTTGTTTGTTACAATCTTTACTTTACCCATTATTGGTTGCCTCTTTGTTTAAGTAGTTCACGTTGTATGCCCGCATCAATACGCGCCTGTGTTTGTCTTTCTTGACTTGCTAGTCGTGCGTCAAACTGATCTTGACGTTGCTGAATCTTCTGTTGCTCTAATTGTAACTTAGCTTGGTCTAGTTGTGCATCCGCTTGTTCTGCCTGAGCGTCTAACTGAAGCTCTTTCTCTTTCAATTGAACTAATGGATCCGGACCTTCGCCTGCAATCTGACCGCTGACTTGCTTCACTTCCTGCATGCCTTCGGCTACAAACTGAGCAGTTAATGCTGCGATCTCTAATTCTTGCTGAGCGGGGTCTACCTGTATATATTGATCCTGACGGCCCTGCATCTGCTGCATATACTGAGATACCGCCTGCTCCTTAGCACCAATCTGAACATGCTCCATAACATGCTTTTGCAATGACATAGCCATGGCAGGAATCTGACTAACCATAGGTGAAGAACCAAAGACTAAATGCGCCATAATATGAGCACGATGATCCTGACCTTCAAATGCCTTCAACGGCACGGTATCCAATGCATCAATGTTTTCTTGTGCTGGATCCTTCGGCATAGGCTCTGCATCCGGCATCCTGCGTAAAATACGATCAGTATCTCTTACACCCAATGCATGGTACATATCGCTATATACTTCATGCAAATTATGTAATTCAGGGGCTGATTTAGCTAATTCAAGCTTAGCTTGCGCCAACGCAATACGCTGAGCCTGACTAAATATGTTTGGATTGGATACAGGAACAACATCTACACGATCATCAAAATCTTCTGCCTTGATGCTTGAATCACGACCCTCTACTGCATACGGATATTCTGCCGGTAAACTCTCCGCCATAACACGTGCCAGTAACTTGAACTCACAACGCATAGCATAATGTAAGCGCTTGTGTACCGCAGACATCACGCGGGAACCTTGCTCCAACATCGCTACAGTAGTGCCTACCGCCGCTTGCTGATTACCGTCACCTACTTTCAAATCAGTAATGGTCGCAAAGCGTTGACCCGCTTGAACAACAAAACCTAATAGTTGATACAACGTCTGATCCGGACCTTTGAAAGGTAACGGCATCAACGAATCACGGATCGCGCCTCCCGGTGCATCTACATCCCTAAACTCACCCGGTTGCAACGGCTCGTCGTCATCACGTATGCGCATGCCACGTGCTTTAAATCCTGCCGGTAAATTAGACAATGTGCCCGCATCAATTAACTGACGTAATGCAGCAGTCGCCGTGCGAGACAAACCACCAATTGTATGAATCAAGCCTAATCCGTAAAAACCAAATCCGGGTAAAAACTTATAGTGAACAAAATAATTAATCTTCTTCTTCGACGGATCGTCTTCACGATAGTTACGACGGATCGATAACACCTGACCTGTGTCTTGTGAAATCGTTACAATGTAAGGAATCTTGATGCCGGTTGGATCGCCGTCCTCATCAGTATCCTCAAAGCCCTCTAAATCTAAATCAACATGACACTCCATTAAATTACAATCGTAATCAATGTCGCCGTTATACTGACCACTAATCTGTTGCTCAATCTTGTCTATCTCGTTCATAGACGCTTGGGCCGCGGTCACCGGTACGTCACGATAAAATCCTGATAGCTGCTTCTTGCGCAAATCATTCATCGTAATCGTAAATACTTGCGTCACATTCGGACAGGTATCTAGATCAGTCGTGTTGTAAGGAACAACTAACTTCTCCGCCGGTACAAAACTCGATACCGCACGATCTAATACCTCATCATAATAAACTTTCTTAAACGTACTACCCGCCAACGGCAAGTAAAATAACATCTGATCCATGTCTGGCGTGTAATCTTCCATTACATCTGTGATGTAGTAATTCATAAAATCACTTACACGCTGTGCCTGCTGTTGCTTCTCCACAGACTCCTCACCAATAATCGCTGTACGAACAGGACCACCAGGAGGTAATAATTCATTGAACGCTTGCGCTTGAAACTGAGTCGCAGCCTCTGCTAACAAAGGATGAGTCACGCCCGTCGCACCACGGAACGGCTCTGTGCGCTCTTCATAATTTAATCCAAGTAACTCTAAACCCTCAGCGTATGCATCTTCCCAGTCCTGACGCGCTGCTTTGTTGCTATCAAATTCTGATACTAATTCACTGCCTATGGACTGCAGCTCACGCAAAGATACTTTTTCTGCTAGGTTTTCATAAAAATCGCCAGAAGTGTCTGGCATTTCGTTGGGATCAAAATCAACCGTTACCCCACCGTCCTCTTCTACTGATATCTCTATCTCATCGCCAAAATCATCTGTAATAAACTTCGGCTCAAATGCATCAGGCATTTCCAGCTCAACTTCAGCGGCTAATACCTTATCGTCCAGCTGGGACGGTACGTTTTTTTCAATCGCCATATTTTTATCCGGTTAATTTCTAAACATATTCTGAGCTATTGGAGCTAATCCTGCAACTCCGCCGTCTGCAAAATCAGCAACTTCAGTACCTTTAATCTCAATCTTATCGGGATCAAAAATAACATAGGCATCGCTTGGTTCTCCCGCTAAACCTATTTTAACTCTATTTCCAATAAGGCCCAGTTCACTTAACTTTTTGCTCGCGGCATCTTGGCTGCCATAAAGATCTGTCAAATGACGATAAAAAGCCCTTCCATTAACGTCAGACCCATATCGTTTTAAAAAGCCCGTTTCCTCGGCAAGATCTAATAAAGCTTTCCTGTGTTTTGACGGTTGGTTGTATATGTTTGAGTTAAAGTCAAAAAAGTCGTCTTTTGTTTCTTTTAATGCAATATCGTAAATATACCCAGTTCCTGAACCGTCAAACTCTATATCAGCATACTCCAAATCGTCATAAAGCTGCTGAGGCATGTCACTAAAATCAACGTCATTTAGCGCACGATTTATTTTCATCGAGCTACCGTCACTAAAAATAAATCGCGTCGTATTTGCAGCGGTATCAATAAACTTGCGTACCGCGTTTTCAGCTGCATATCCTATGGCATTTACGCCTTCTGAAGGATCTAGATATATGTCTTCAAATTGCTTTGCAATATTGTCATATTCTACAGGACGATTAAACGCATTTCGTCTCGCATATCCTAAAGCAGTGTCTATGTCGTCAGTACCATATACACCGGGACCCGCTATACCAGTCTCACTGCGTCGAAGCTTATCAAATAAGGCCCCTGAGCCGTGTTTTAAGTTGAAAGCACCTATTAAGCCGGGTAACTGACCAGGGCCCGCGGCTAATCCAGCAACGCCCGCAGAAGGACCCACTACGTTCATTAGTCCCTCCATCAACTCTTCGTCAGCCACTGATATACCACTTAAAGAACGATCCAAAGTCGACAGACCACGGCCAATGCCTCCTGTAATACCGCCCGCTAAATCAAACTGACTTTCACCTGTTTCTACGTTAGTGCTTATAGGCAAAATCATGCCGTACTCATAGCCAGGCTTTTCGGAAACATCTTTTTCAAACTGAGAAGAATAAAGCATGCCATCTATTTCAGGCCGCTCAAAATATCCTGCAACACCGCCGTCTTTTTTAAACTCTACTTTCTCTTCTTCAGTTAATGCGTTATAAAAACGATCGTTTAAATTACCTTTAATCTTAAGTGCACTCTCTTGAAGATTAGACTCATCGGAACTCGTAAAGCCCCTATCTACTATATTAAACGCATCTTCAAGCCTACCTTCACCTAATAATTTGACTATTGAAGGTTGATCTACATAGTTGATATATTGTTTTTCTGCCATTCTAATCATTTTAGGATCACCTGAACGCCTTGCTCTAAGTACATCAAGAGCACGCACACCCTCTTCTTCTTGGCTATAATTTAGTCCACTAATTAAACTATGTATGCCTTCGTGAATCGGAGTGGTTTTATCAAATTTTCCCGTAACAAAAATCCGTCTTTGCGTGTCTCCTTCTGCAGGAGGCATATTGGTTCCAGCTATTGTTGTTACTAAGCCCTCTGATAAATAATCTTTGTCTTCAAAACCAAAAGGAACCGAAGAAGTCATCACAGCTTCCTCCGCACCAACACGATCCACTAACGTTCCGGGCTCAAAATCATACTGTAAATAATTTAATAATCCTTCGTTTGCCGCCCGATTCCTTTCTATACTATCTGAATCACCTGCTACAAGCTCTCGAATTAATTCAGCGCGATCAGGTTCGCTAATTTTGTTCGAGTAGTAATCTAGAAAAGCTTGACGTAATTGATCGGAGTTATCTGCCATAAATGATTAATTGTTCCACGTGGAACATTCCTAATAATAAACTCGTTTGCGCACAGTATACCCTTCATCCTCATAATCGTCACTTGGTAACTGAACAAAATTGCCCTGACGATACCGCATCAACGCCTGCGTCATACTATCCACTAAATCATCATTCATGCCATTGGGAAATGCCGCTACCTCCTCAATTAATTCGTCCGCCCACGGCGTGTCAGGCGCCCACACCATACCCGCCTCAAATAACGGCGATACCGCATGTACCCGCGCTACCTTGTCCGAACCTTTACTCGGCGTGAAATTGACCACCGGAATACCCGTTTGACGTAATTCGTGCGTGAGCGGCGTACCACTGGCCTTGGCCTCAATAATGACGGTGTCGGGGTCCCAAAACTCATAATGCTCAAATGCCAACGCCTTTAACTCAGGAAAATCCCAGCGACCCTTCTTACTATCTAACAAAATTAAATTAGGCGGCCCACCTTCGTCTGGATAAAATACACCCCACGTCGTTATCGCACTATAATCCGCCGTCGTCTTCTTACTAAACGCCGTATCATAACTCTGTATCACAAACTGTAACTGAGGGACCGTTTCCCGCCGCCAACGCTTCCACCACTCCCGAGGAATAATCGCATTCTCATCACCCGTAGGATTTTGCTGATATTGCGCGTTCCATTTGTACGGCGGTATCGATGCGCGGACCGCGATTAAATCATCTATAGACCAAAACTCTGGCCAACAAGGAGTTTCTTTAGGGGTCCCTTCCTCAAAAATTGCAGGTAACTCCACTACCTCCCACTGATCCGCCAACGGATCTTTAGCCATCTGACGCAATAATTGACCCGTCATGTCACGCTCATCCCAACGAGTCTGTACCAATACTATCGATCCACCCGGCTGTAAACGCTGACGAGGTCCACCCGTATACCACTCCCACGCATCATCAAATCCAGCATTCGACATCGCCGTCTGCTCCGAATGCGGATCATCAATAATCACTAAATCACCACCACGGCCCGCGAGGTTCGATCCAACACCCACCGCATAATACATCCCACCTTTGTTCGTGTCCCACCGACCAGAGGCCTTACTGTCCGCCGCTAACTTAACATCAGGAAATATCGTCTTATATTCGTCCGACTCCAATAAATTCTTAGTCTTACGTCCAAAATTCACAGCAAGTTCCGTGGTGTGCGTTGCCTGAATTATCTTCATGTCAGGATTCCTACCCATCATCCAGGCAGGAAACAAAAAACTCGCAAACTCAGACTTGGTATGTCGAGGTGCCATATTGATTATTAGACGCTTGAGCTCGCCCCGCGCAACACGCTCCAGCTTCTCAGCAATAATGTGATGGTGACGACCAGCAATGAACTGCGGCCAACAATACTTTACAAAATCTAAAAAATTATTTTGGCAGGCTTCGTGTTTTTCGATTTGCGCTAGACGAAGTTCAAGTTTGAGTATCTTTTCTTCGATCGCGGGGTTGTCTACTACTTCCATAGGGGTCCCTAATGTTTCACGTGGAACATCTTAGCATATAAGACTTTGGCACATAAACTTCAATTTAAAATTTTGTGTAATTGTTTGTGAAAAACATGCAACTGTAAGCCAAACGCACAGCGACCGCCGGTGGTCAGATCGTGAGCAATTTGGCGGTTTTTTGTACAGCTGATTAACCTTTATTGACGGGGGGACCCGAAGAGAATATGCGCGGTCCAGTGCAGTTGGAAGTTAAAATTTTAACTTCCATGCGCGTGGAAGTGATCGCGTTTAACTTCCATGTGTCGCGGTGCGTGGCTACTGGATCAGAGTGATCCGGTGATCAATCGCCTGGTCAATCGACCGGACACAAAAAAGCCCGCGCTTGGCGGGCTCATGTTGCGCTACTGGCGGCGGGTTAGTCGACAGCCTCCACCTCGCCAGTGTTAGTGACACAGTCCCAGTCATCATAGGACAGGTTGATTGAGGTTGGTTGGGTGCACCTGATCGCGAGTGCCTCTTCCCTTGCCAGCTCTTCACTGGGTGCGCTGATCAGTAGGGTTGATCTCTTTGTGATTACGTCCAGTATCTCGACTTCATATGTTCTCATAGTTTTTCCTCATAGGTAGTGTGCGACATTGCACGGGGCTATTATAAACATAGAGTATGGGATTAATGCAACACCCACAAAAAAGCCCCGCCGAGTAGCGGGGCAAGTTCGAGCACACTACCCAGTGTTCAGTTAATCCATGCGGGTGATCTTGGTCTCACCGGTGCTAGGATCGCCGACCGCGCATATGCCGTAGGGATACACGAATAGATCGAATAATCCGCCCGTGTTCGATGTCCAATGTCCTAGCGGCTCGAGATCGTCATCATCCTCATACGGGGATACGTAAACGCCCTCGGCTGTGATCGTGCCGTCGAAATTCCAATTATTGCCGAAGCCGTAATAATCGCTCATGGATGAGCACACTTTGTTCAGTGTGTCCGCGCCCTCGGCAACGGCTCGCGCAAAGAATTCAGGAATCAACCCGCATGCCTCGCGCATCTCCGGCGAAACATTGCTGTCTGTATAAATCGCGCTATATGGTATTGCTATTGCTTCCATGTTTTTAGTCCTCATTAGTTAGTGAGTGCTCATTATAAGCTGGCATATAGGATAAATGCAACACCCACAAAAAAGCCGGCTTAATAGCCGGCTAGTGTTGCGCGGTTAGTGCTCGATTAATCTATGGGCTCGTCAGTATCATAATGCTCATGGATGTCTGAACGATACTGCGCCATTTTGGCGTCATAGCACCGGTCGCACACCTTGCATAGTGGAATTCCATATCCGTCGTACTCGAACCAAGTATCTTCGCCCTCATGCTGACAATATTGTAAATCGCTCATATCGAACCCTCATTAGTTAGTGAGCGGTCAGTATACACGAGTATATGGGATTAATGCAACTTATACGCCCCCCTCAATTTCATGATCACAATCTAACACGCTTTCATCGCTACCCAACACGCCCGATTCACGACCCGCTTTGTTCGCCGCTTCTATGAATGCGCCATAACCCTCATACTCGCCGGCAAAATTAGCCGTGCCATATTCCGTATCATAGTCAATCGAATAAAACGTTTTCATATTTTTTATAACCCCTATTAATTGTGTTGTTTTTTGTCTAACTCTTTAAATAATTTTTTACACTTTGATACATATTTTTTTGATAAATATTTCTCATCGTATAAAAAGTAATTTAATAAATCATTATGTTTACTTCTCACTTTGCTCATGCTAACTCCATTAGTTGCTTGTTTATCGTTAAAGTCTAATTCCATGCCTACATATTGCAGGGCGTCATATCATACCGGACTGACTCATACGCAATAACGTCAACGCAATCACTCCACAGCCCCGTGATATCACATTGGGTGCCGTGCAATATCTCGCAATCGTCGACCATGTTAATCCACCCAATATTGTGCTTTTCGTACCATGCCTCAATGGCGCGCTCATCATCATCCGTTAAGCCGGTGCGATCGTCATTAATTATTGCGACCGCAAGATCACATGAAATAGTGAAATTAAACGTTTTCATTTTTCAATCCCTCAATTGATTAGTGAGCGGTCAGTATACACGGGTATATGGGATTATTGCAACGGGCATTGAAAACCCGCCAGATCACGAGCACGGCGGTCAAATTTCCGCGCACCACGCACCATTGATCACGCATAAAAAAACCCGCCTCGCGGTTCACGGGGCGGGTTGGTAGGTTTTGGAGCGCGACCGATCGACCGCGCGGGATAAGTGTTAACAATTAACTAGCTTATGATGCCAGCCATTCATCAAAAGACTTTAACGGCTTATCGTCCGATAATTCGCAATACAGTTGATATTCGAGATTATCGCCGCCGCGCATCTTAGTGTGCCAAGTATCACGCAAGCGCAACGTGTTTTTTTGTATGGCGTTATTTCTTTGTGCTAGTCGATTAATCTGTGCTGTTGTCATTTTTT